TGTCCTTGTTCTTGGAGAAACTCTTTGACATATGGTAATAGTCCGTAATAGATTTTGCCATTACCAGTGCTGAATAATCTGATTTTGCCGTCCCAGATACGTCGTCGGACTGACGGCATAAACTTTGCACCCGGAACTTCAAATGTAAAAAACTCAGAAAGTTCTCTGGCAACCGCTGAATCACACTTGATACGGAGATACGCTTCATTAAATTTCTCTATCGTTACGGTCATCACTCACCGTGGATAAACTTCTTCCACTCAATAGTATTTCTGATGTTCCAGTTTCTATTATTTATTTCCCTCAACACACGCTCTAAGTAGTTACACACCTGTTTTAAATATTCTGCTTTTTGATCAGCTTGTTGCAATTCAGTATCAGCATCTAGATAAATATAAACATCAGATTTTAAAACTTTGAGGTCAAACGGATTCTCTTGATAAACTTCAGGCGCAGCCTTACCACAATAATACTCCCATTTAAATTTATACACTGTACTGTAGTCATCCTTTGCTTTCTTGTATTGCAAGGAGAACTTGGTGTATAGTTTTAGGTATTTGTTGTGTAGCTGTGGAGTCCGAATGGACTCAAGGTCTAATTCGGTATCATCAATTTTTAAATCAACGTCAGCCTGTTGATGTAATTCTTCAAGTGTCATAATATATCCATAATAAAAGAGAGAAGCAGCCAGTACTCCTTCCACGGTTTCAAACTAAGTATGCTTCTACATAAACTTTTTAAGTTGTAAAGAAGATAAACTACTAACCTAAGTACATAGCCGCTTCTCTATAGTTTATTTATGCTGTAGAACTTATCGGTTTGACATCAAACCAACTATAAGCAAACCCAACCTCACACATCGCATAAGTCATATCTGTTTCTTGTTGACTATATTCAATAGCACCTAACGTTATTGGAAAGGCCTCATAAATCTCACATTGAGCAATCAAGTTATTCTTACCCGTCATTATTTGTACAAGGATATCAGTATATAAATCACTATCTTCCGCCTTTGAATAAGTATCCTTTTCAGCATTGTACTTTTGACCACCACTTCGGTCTGAAAAATCTGGTCTATCCAATACATTAAATTGTTTATGCTCAAAAGGGAACCCAATGTTCTTTACCCAATTATACATTTCCATATAGTTCTTCAAGTTCTCATCGACAATAAAAGTCATACTGAAGTCACCATAGGTAATATGGTCACCTACCATTTGAATAGTAACAAACGGAGTGTATCGGTCAGCCGTACCTAAAGTCACTGATGGAATATTGGCTCGGACAACAAACCACTCCGTTACTGGAAATAT